TCCAGACGACCTCTGACGCCGCCGGACTCAAAAAAGCAAAAAAATGGAGCACGTTTCAGCGCTAAGAAACGTGCTCCAAATCGTACTACATGTCTGTACGTTGTCTGACTGGTCTACATGCGGCCCAAACGCACAGTAGTAGGACCGCCCCTCAGTCGACCAGGTATAGCTCCATTGGCGGAAGCGGTGTCCGCGGCACTGCTAGAGACATCATATGCACACACTAGGTCATACTGCGTCGAAAGGCGGTCACGTTCAAGGTTTTTGAGCTACTATCGCCTTGTTGATGTGTCACTTGCAAGACACCACGTGACTACTCCGAGACACCTTTCTGTATGGCGCAATGTATGGCTATGAAAATTACCGCCAAGAAGCTACTTGAACTCCCCGACGGTCAGCATTGGATCGACCGCTCACTTTATCTTAGAAAGCGCGCAGGCCGAAAGCCTTGCTGGTTCTTTAACTACCAAGTTGCCGGAAAGCGAAAGATCATCTCTCTCGGCTCGCTTCAAGACATTTCACTCACGCAAGCGCGCGCGATGGCTGACGAGTACCGCCACATGATCGATCGAGGCATGGACCCACTCACTCACAAGCAGGAGCGAAAGCTTGCAATGCGAGGCGATAAAGTAGAGGTTCTCACTGTATCCATGCTCATCGATGAGGCGCTACCTGTAATTGAAGGAGCTAAGCGCTGGAAGAACGCTAAGCACGCTGCCCAGTGGCACAATACGCTTCATACGTATGTGGTACCAGTCATCGGCAACATGTCCGTGAATGACGTCGACCGAGACGACGTACTTAAAGTGCTCAAACCAATCTGGGAAACAAAATCCGAGACAGCCGGCAGGCTGCGCGGGCGGCTGGAGGCTATCTTTGGGTATGCGATTGCGACAGGCAAGCGATCTGGAGCCAATCCGGCCACATGGCGAAGCAACCTTGACCTCTTTCTACCCCCATTATCCAAAGTAAAAACAATTGAGCACCACGACGCTGTAACCGTTAAAGAGGTCAGAAGCGTCTTCTCAACGATTTGGAACCCACCAAAGTCAACTACCGCCGCCGCGATTATATTTGGCACACTCACGTGTGCACGATGCGAAGAGTTCATGCTTGCGAAGTGGAGCGAAATTGACTTTAAGACTGCCACGTGGTCATGTCCGCCGGAACGCAGAAAAGACAGTAAGCCGTATCCTCATCGCGTGCCGTTGAGTCGACAAGCTATAGCGATTCTAAAAATGCTTCCCAGAGATGACAGCGGGTTCATCTTCCCTGGCAGGAAGAAAGGCGAGCCGTTAAGCATCGACGCACCGAGAATGACAATCCGACGTACTTTCGGATACGGAACGATGCACGGAATGCGCTCGACTTTCCGCGATTGGGCGGCAGAAAATGGCATCGACCAAGTGCTTGCTGAAAAGAGTCTTATGCATGCGACCGGCAACGAGGTCGAGCAGGCCTATCAACGCTCTGACCTGCTTGAGCAACGTCGTCCTGTCATGCAGCAGTGGGCAGATGCAATCATGCCGACCAAATAGACCAATGCCCCACCGGCCGTAAGCTGATGGGGCATTTTCATAGGTAACCGCGCGGAGTGAGCTTCCTAGGGACGGATTGTCCCCGGCTAGGCTTGCGCGGTGTTGTTGCAGGGAGTTTAGCACTTCACTGGCTCACAATCATCGAAATAGCGTCTTTGTCTATCGCAGTGCGCTCAGATAGTTCGACACCTCTTCGAACCAACTCCGTGCCTCTTTCGAGTAAGTCTGCGCAGCGGGCAAGCTGCTTTCTTTCAGCGTCGCAGGTACCACCGGCGGATGCGGACAATCGACTGCGAGCGTCGGCTGCTTGCTTGCGCACCCGGTCAACGTCATCAGACAAACGCTCGACATTAGCCAAAGCTTTGTCACGCTCTTCCCACGCCTCGACAAGGGACTGATGCTGCACTCTTTCTTTCTCACGATACTTCTCCTCAAGCGCTTGAGAGCGGGATGCGTAATCCTCGCGAAGGGCCGCGATATCCTCTCCGTAGAGCGCTGCGGCATACTGGTAGCCAGCAACGGAACAACCGATCGCTAGAGCTAGAGCACCCAAAAATGTTACTCGATTCGTCATTAAGGAAGCCTGCGATAAAGATCAAATCCAAAGCACACGAGAATCAGCATGTTGCGGTTGAACACGTCCTTCACCATATCCCCGCGCCACTTCCCAACCCCTTCGTTTGAAAGATGTGTTGGATAACTGTGGAACTTGAGCCAGGTTATTGGAATTTGAGCCAGAAGTGCGCCTATCAAAATCATGCCGAAGGTCCGCTCCCACGGGCTGTAGAGCTCTTCAATGAAATCCGGCATCAGAGCCCATCCGTTTTCTTTCGCGATATCCGACACAGTTCCGACAAACACAAGCCACAACATCAGAACCAATACAAACGACACGGCCGAATAAACGGCATATTCTCGTCTCGTTAGGTTTCGGTCAGACACAATAAAAGCCTTCAGAAAAGCGAAATAGAATATGGATAAAGAAGCTATAATTGTCCTCATAGAACCTCAGTGCAAAAAGGTCTATCAAAAGCCGTTCGGTCGCCACAACCGAGCGGCTTTAATTTTATCCGTCCCTACAGCTTGAAACCCTTCACGGGATTCAGGTAGATACCGACGTACTGTGCCTTCTTGTCTCGGGATCCCCACAGCTTCCAACCCACGTTGATCCGCACACAGCACGGCCTGCCGAGCAACCTGTAGTGCTTGATGTAGTACAGCTGGAACGCGATGAGCTTCCCATCGCGGCGGCAACGCCTGCGGCACGTGCCTGACACGCCGTTCGTGTCGGAGGCATTCTCATCGCCAGTCACCTCCCACGAGTCGCTCGAGCGCACCTCGACCCCGAGCACATTGATGTCGAAGCCGTAGCATGTGTTGCGCCACATCCACGCGACTCGACGTTTGTACGTCGCCCAGGCATCCGTCCCCGGCCATCGTTGCCGGTGGCCCTCGTCGCCGTCTGCGTCGTTGTCGTCAGTGGCGAACCAATCGAGCCATTTCGGCAGACGGTGCGTTTCCTTGTCCACGAAGAACGGAAGAACGGGCGCGAGGATCAAGCCGACGAGAAGCATCAGGTAGCTCAGAGGCATCGAAAGAAGCCAACGCAAGTAGACCATCTCAGTCCTCCCCAAGGAAAAGCTTCGCTTCGGACTTGCGGCGGCGGACGAGCCCCGGAAGCTCCTTGCCGCCCGCCTTCGTGATGTCGAGGAACTGATGCGCGGCCTGCTCGACGTCGCCTGCATTGAGGGCCCTCATGAGCCTCGGGCAGTTGTGCACGACGTAGGACGCGCCCACGTTGAATGCAAGGCTAACGAGCGCGACGTACTGGCCCTCAGTCACGTGCACATTCACGAACGGCGCAAGGGCCTTGACCACGGCCTCGATGTCCTTGCGCAGGAGCTCACGGCTCTGCGCGTAGGTGATCTCGTCGCCCTCATGCACGTCGGGGCCAGTGTGGCCGACGCCGATCGTCCAGATGCCCGCAGGGCACTTGTACGCGACGAGCTCGCAGCCCTCCCAAGCCTCGATGAAGTCCATCGCGGACTCAGACGAATACTCGCCAAAATTCTTCATTTCAAATCCTCCTTATCCAGACCAAGGCGCTTCTGCAGAACGACCTCAAGAAGACGGATCACCCGCGTGCCGCCCCACCCAGCCATGCCGCTCAAGGCCCCACACAACTGCGGCGGGAACCCTTCGTAAAAAAGCACCTCGTAGCAGATCAAACCGCACACAGCACTGATCGCACCATGAAGCAAAAACTCTCGCCATGTGAAAGCCTTTCCTTCCTGTACCTTCAGCAGGTACGAAAGCCAGCCGCAGATCGTCGCAAAACCACCTGCGGTGGCTAATATCTGGCCGTCACTTAAATCTCTGTATGGCATATAACCTCCCGCATGCCTTGAGTCTCTAACGAGACTTCAAGCACACGCGCACAAAAAAAAAGCCCCCGAGACATAACCTCGAGGGAGCTTCAGGTTGGTTTCAAATCGGACGGGGAGCAGTCACCTGGGCCACACGCGCACGTGAAGACATAGCCCTTCCAGAAACCGCTCTTTGTCTCATTACAGCAACAGGGTTACTACCTATTTTCACCTCATCAATAAAGCACCTCGCTTTCGTATTTCTCCATATTTTTCAATAAGTTAAAGGAAGGAAGGAAGGAAGGAAGGAAGGAAGGAAGGAATTGCGAACTTTTTCCCCGCCTCGTAGGATGCCCTCAGGCTTCTGACAAAAGCCTCTTTCACTCACTTTCTTTGGGATTCTTTACCATGTTCAAGAAATCTCTCGTTGCTGTTGCCGTTCTCGGCGCAGTTGCTTTCTCCGCTCAGGCTGCTGATGTTCAGCTCTATGGTCGTATCGACACGGGCGTTCGCTATACCAATATTGATGCTGACGTTGCCAATCAGGATGATGTCTCCAAGTTCGAAATGTCCTCTGGCAACTCCACGGGCAACCGCTTTGGTTTGAAGGCCACTGAAGACCTCGGCAATGGCATGAAGGTCGGCTTCGTTCTTGAGAACGGCTTCAACTCTGACGACGGCGCTCTCAAGACCACGAATAAGCTTTTTGACCGCGAAGCCAACCTCTTTGTAACGAGCGACTTCGGTACGCTGTCCGCGGGCCGCGTTGGCATCCTCAATGGTACGGCTGGCTCCTATGCCATTGGCAACTTCAACCCGTTCGGCACTGGTTGGGGTGATGTCGGTAACCAGAGCTTGCTCTGGGGCGCCGGTTTCGATTCTCGTTATGACAACATGTTGACCTATGTCACGCCTGATTTTGCGGGCTTCAAGGTCTACGCCCAGTACTCCTTCGGTGAAAACGGTCACGAAAACAAGTCGTCCACGAACCGTTACGCGGCTCTCGGTGCCACCTACACCGTTGGCGGCCTCAATGTTATCGGTATTGTTGATACGATCAATAAGAAGTCTTATGACTCCACTACCAAGACGACCAGTGATGTCGATGACACGTATCGTGTTACGGTGGGCGGTTCTTATGACTTCGGTATGATCAAACCCTTTGTTGCCGTTGGCTACTTTAAGGACGGCAAGATCGGTGACTTGCTCGGTACGTGGGCCGCAGAGGCCAACCACAAGGCCAATCTTGACCGCTACTATGACGGTTACGGCTTGACGCTCGGTGCTTCTATGCCTGCTTTCGCCGGCACGGCTCATGCCATGGTTGGTTACATGGATGCCGAATATGCTTCTGAAGCAAACGGTACTGTCACGTCGGGCCGCCAGATCGATGTCACCCGCTTTGTCCTTGGTGCTGGCTACGAATATCCGCTCTCCAAGCGTACCCTTGTTTATGCCGACCTTGGTTACTTTAAGGATGAGGTCGATGCGGCAAACGATAAGTTCGACTATAAGCCTGAAGCCTATCAGGCCGCTGTTGGCCTCGTCCACAAGTTCTGATCGAGCACTTACTACGAAGGCGTGACGTTCTAGCGAGAGACCTTCTGTCACGCCTTCACCGCCCGTAAGATGCGCCCCCGCTGGATGCCTCATTTCCATGCGGGGGCGTTTTTGTATCTCTCCTCAGAAAAGGACGTTGTACAGCCACGTGCAGAGCACCCCAGCAATGAAGCCGACCGGTCCCCAGAAGAGGCGCGTCTTGCGACGCGTCTCCGCATCGAGCAGAGCCTTCTGGGCCTCAACCTTGGCGATGAGCTCGTCCGTCACTTCCTCGACCTTGACGCCGATCTTGTCGAGCCATTCCTTCACTTCTTTCTTCGTCATTTCAGTCACCTTTTCCTTGAGCGCATCTTTCAGCGCCTTGACAATCAAATTCCACATATGAAAACACCGCCCGAAGGCGGTGAGATAAAATTACGGGTACATCCCCTGCTTACGGCTTGCTTGGCAACCGTAGTCCATTTTGCATCCATATCAAATATGTTTTACCCCCCCCCGCACACCAAACTTCATTGTTAACAGCTTTCTCCATCTAGACTTAGCGGAGTTTTACCTGCGCGAAAAACTATCCCCTTCTAGGCACGACTACCTTCCGCCAAAGAAAATCCCAAAAGTCATTCACTATGCTTGGTTTGGACCAGCATCAATCCCTGAACCATGTCAACGGTGCATTGATTCTTGGCACAAAATTCACCCAGATTGGGAATTCAAGCTGTGGAATGAATCAAATTTTCCATTTGAACTTTATCCATACGCCCAAGAAGCGCTGCGAAAGAAATGCTGGGCCTTCGTTTCTGACGTAGCAAGACTTCATGCCTTATATAATTATGGCGGCGTATACCTAGACACTGACGTCAAAGTCATTAATGGCTTTGACGATTTACTTCATCTGGGCTGTTTTTTCTGCCTTGAAGCGCCAACCCAAATAGCAACATCCACAATTGGCGCCAAACAACATCATCCCTACATAAGATTACTTCTCGACTGGTACCGATTTATTCATTTGAGAAAAGCATATTCTTATGTTGCCAATGTTCGCTTCATCAGCAAGATCACAAGGATTTTCTACGGAATAAAACTCCACGGGCAACAACTCACGTTCGGCGATGATGTACACATATTCCCTAGAACGTATTTCTCGCCAGAAAGAGCTCATGGCAATTTTCAAATAACAGAAAAAACCTACGCAATTCACTTAGGTACAGGAATGTGGTGGTGATGTCCTCTCCGGCCCAAAGGAAGGAGAGGATATCAGGCGTTTCGCCCGAACTACTTACAATATCCTAGTCACATCATCAAGGCTTATTGAAACTGCCTCGGGCTCATATGCTAACCACTCGTCGAAATACGTCCAGTCAACATGATTCCCCCAATGTTTAATTGACGAGCCTTTAGGAATCCAGCCATAATCGTTAAATTCAATCGTTCCTCGACTTTGACTACTGTTCAACAATACTTCTCCAGAAGGCGCTACGATCTGAACCGTATGATTCCCATCGCCGTATGTATTTCTCCAAACAAACCTTTTTAAATAACAAAGCTTGTTGATAGTTTGCGGTGACGGGGGCTGTTTTCCTGTTCTAATTGACACCTTCGCCGATGTATTTGGTTGAAAAATATACATACCTTCTCCATTTGAAACCAACAATAATTTACTGGCAAACATCACCTTCCCCTATTATTGTTTTAGCATCTGAAACGTTGCCTCCTTCTCTGGCTGCTTCAGCAGCACTGCGGGCACTTCAGGCCATTGAACGCTGTGCGGGAACGGTTCCTGTAAGGTCACGTCACGCAATGCTTGCCGGTAGTTCTTGACTGCCTCCAAACCTTTCTCTGTCGCGGGATAGTCGGGCATCATGTAGAAATCCGACTCTTCAATCAGGCGGTCGCGACGGGAGCGAATTTGCGCCGCTTTCTCTTCTACGGTCGGCTCTGGTGTCGGCTGGTCTTCTTCCTCTGTATAGGCCACCCCGAACTGTGCCCAGAATTCAACCTTGCCTTCCTCGGGAGCTTCGCCGAAGCACACGCGATCTTGATTGAAGACCTCTTGTCGAACCTTCCATTCGGACTGGTAGGCAACACCCTTGTAAGTCCACGTCTTGAACATTTATCAGTCCCCAAACTTCGTAAAATTAGCGACGCCAAAGGTACCGTACCACGCAAGCGTCACAAGCCCCTTGGCAAGCGTCGGAGCCGAACCGCTCCACGACCAAGAGCTGCCGAGGCTGATCGTGGCCGAGCCAGCTAGCGCGACCACGGTAATCCATGCCTTGTTGGCAGATCCGTTGTTGACCGTGAGCGTGCCGCCACTGGCAAGGCTCATAGATCTCGCCGATGTGTCTGACACGGTGGTTGCCGCCACAACGGTCTCAGTCGTCGTGATCGTTCCCGCGTCACCAGTACCGGGGATGAGCTGAGGTTTCCCGCTAACACCGGTCCAGGGCACCACTTTCGCCGAGTTCGCCGTAGTAGCAGAGTCGGCCTTTGCCGCGCTGGCCGCCTTGGCGTTGATGCCCAAGTACGTAGAGGCGGCGTCGGCCTTCGTGAGGTACGGTGTCAGGTTGGGTGCGGGTGCCTCGGCCGCCGAAATCGCCCCAATGTTCTTTCGCGCCTGCGCCTGCTGGGTTGTCGTGAGCGTCTGAGCGTCATAAACGACAGCATGCGCATTCTGCGACGCATATTGCTGAGCGAGATCGCGCGCGACTTCTGCGGCCTTCTGCGCGTTAGCGGCTGAGGTAGCGCTAGACGCGGCGGCCTTTTGCGAGTTAGAAGCGTTCGTTGCAGAGGTTGACGCGGCAGAAGCAGACGAAGCAGCGGCCGAACTCGACGATGCGGCATTCGTCTCACTAGTCTTCGCGGCCGACGCACTGGATGCCGCCGCAGTTTTCGATGAGGCCGCGTTCGTCTCAGACGTCTTCGCATTAGTCTCAGAAGTCTTGGCTTTCGCTTCTGACGTCTTAGCCGCGCTTGCGCTCGTAGCCGCTGCGTTCTTAGCCGCGAGGGCATTAGTCTCCGACGCACTCGCATTCGTCTCCGAGGCCTTAGCCGCGTTCTGCGAAGCCTTGGCCGCAACCTCGCTCGCCTTCGAATTCGTCTCGCTAGTCTTGGCCGCCGCCGCGCTCGATGCCGCCGCGTTCTTCGAAGAGAGCGCAGAGGCTTCAGAGGCATCAGCCGTGTCAGCACTAGCCTTCGCCTGCTGAGCGTAGTACTTCGACGAATAATCGATCTCAGTTCCATCGGCCAGGTTGTTTTCCGTCACCTTGCCGTCAGTCTTCACCGCCCACGCCTGAGCGAGCTGAGCATTCCACTTGGACGAATAGCCGTCATCGGCGACCGTGTAGTCCGTGCCGTCTTCGGTCTCTACGCCCGTCGTCCATGTTGCCCACCGCTTAGAAAGGTCACTATTGGCCTGTGATTGGGCGGCGGAGGACGCGGAATTTTGCGCCTGAGTCGTAGCCTCGTTTACCTTCTGGGTAATCAAGACCATGCTCTGGTTGATTTCATCGCGAATGCCGTCAGTGTCGGTAACGGCTTGCTGAGCAATCTTCTTCGCCTCTTCCGCCGTCGCATTCGCCGCGTCGGCCGTGCCCACGGCCTGAGTAGCCGCAGTGCTTGCATTCTGAGCCGTCGTCTTCGCGGCATTGGCCGTCGTGACGGCCTGCTGAGCCGTATTGAGCGCAGAATTGGCCGTTGTGACAGCCTGAGAGGCATTATTAGATGCCTCAGTCGCCGCAGTGACGGCATTAGCCGCGTTGCTCTCAGCCTTTTTGATGCGCCCATCCCACGAATTGACGGTGATGGTTAAGGTATTGACGCTACCAAGCGCAGAATTCGCAGTAGAGAGCGCCTCGGCCGCATTTTGCTGAGCGGTATTCGCCGTGTTGAGCGCTTCAGTAGCCTTATTCAGCGCCTCGGTCGCGTCGCCCGTAGCCTCGAACATATAGTCGCCGAGATCATTGATCGCGTCCTCTGTCTGCGTCAAAACAGACTGACCACTGATCGAACCCGTGGGCGTTTTGACGTAATGGAAATGAAATTCTTTTGATGCCATGCCTTGTTACTCCGGCAGTTTGACAAAATAAGCAAGACGATAGAAGGGCGGACGGTCTAGCGTGAGCGTCTGCGCTTCGGATGAGCTTGTGATTGTGTGCGTATGCCCCTGCCCGCCACCGGTCGAGTTTAGATTCATCGTGTGCGAGTGCGAGCCGGCGGACGACGTTTCCCCGGACCACGTTCTCGAAGCCGCAAAGGACGCGCGCGGAGAGCCGTTTTCGGAGTCTCGGTTGTCGCAGTTGGAATAGTTCCCGTTTTGATAAAAGGCCCCCTCGACATAGCGGATCTTGTGATCGTCCACGGGGATCGCGCCTGTAATCTCCATCGTGCCGCGAGTGTGCGTATGCGCGCCCGCAGTCGATGAACTGCCTGTGTGCGTGTGCGCGGGCATCTGCTCGACCGTCAAAACCGTAGATCCTACCGTCCCGTTGACCGTTACCCCCGGCACCTTAAGGCTCAAGCTTCCGCCAGTCTTGCCTGCATTCGCAACAGTGCTCGGGAGTAAAAACTTGTCGACGAGGTTGGGGACGCTCCCGCCGCGCCCATCGCTGCCGCCGTCGCAGATGACATAAGCCTCATACGCATCGGGACTTCCCCACGGGATTAGCCTTCTTCCGTCCGACCCGCCCAGCTTACAGTTGTAGAAAGGCGTAACCTGCCCCGCAAGGACGCTAGGCAAATCCTGATTACTCCAAACCGTCTTGTCAGCGGCCGGTGCCACCACTCCCTTGTCCGTGCCTACCCCATTCGCGATTAAGCATCGATACTTGACGCCGTTGCTGAATACCTCGTTTCCAGGCTCGTATTGAAGCGACGCCGAGTATTGCATTATGCCGCCCTGCTGGTACCAAACAAGGAACGACGAAAGCAAGTAGAGAACCGAATTGAAGTCGTCTCGCTTTGGAGGAATGCCGCCCTCACCGATCGGCAAGGAGTTCCATTTGCCCCACCCCTCTTCCTGCGATAGCCTACCTGTTCCTGCCTCAAGCGCCGTCACCGGAACTGCGCTCCTGTCACCGTCTTGGGCAATGGGGCACGAAAGTAAAGTTTGAGGATATTTGCTCATCTTTTCCATCCTAAATAAGACTTCTAATCTCAGCCCACGCAAACGCGACCAACCACGCCATCAATGCCAAACATCCTGTTGTAGCGGTTATCCACACGGCAATACGGAAAATCCGAAACCCAATATTTAATTCGACGCCTGGTTCATTCTTCGTCATAAAATTCACCATCTTGTTGATGACCACCGCCGTAGTGATCGCGGTTATAATCTTTCGCATAGTTCCCTTCTCCTTTTGTTCTTGAGGGACTAAAAAACCCCACAAGGTTGCAGCCCTGTGGGGTTTCGTTTCTTTTGGAATTGGCTCATGTGCCAATCGTTCGCCCAGGATTGAACACGCCTTGGTCAAAGGGAAGCAAGCCGCTTCCCTCAAACCCAAAAATCTGCTCGTCTGGGTAAATGATCAAAAAATTCGTCAGCACGCCCGATGGACGGTTCAAAAGCCCATACACCTCAAGGATTTGAGCCTGCAATTCACTAATGCTCCCAATGATGACAATCGAATTGATAGTCATATTTTGGTAATCAACCACAAACACCTTGGTATCCGTCAACTGACTGAGCATGTTGTTCATCGTTGCGGCAGTTGCGTTCGAAAGATTGCACCTCGCACGATAAAACAACAGGAATCGGTAGTAGTCGTCATCAAACCGCGTGAAATCCGAGCCGACTTTCAGTAAGCGGCTGACGCCTACGCGCGTGCCCCACCAGTCAAGGTACACCCCCTTAGCCGTTCGCATGTCAGCAATCGTTTGCTGGAGGCTTTCGAGTAACTCTGTAGCATCGATCTTGTCCCTGAGCATCGATGCACTCTGCCAGATGCGCGTCGCGTGCGAGTACTGGGACTGAATCGCGTCCGTCGACATGTCGGCAAAGTCGGCCATGTTCTGAACGCAGTCAACGCTCAGGATGTCCTCCCACGTCTGTGTTTCTGCCATCATCAGCCCCCGAAAGCAAGCGTGATTGACTTTTCCGACAACGTCGGGCTTTTGTTCGCAGGCACGTCAACGCTAGAGGACTGTGAGCCCCCAGAGATGCCGATGACGATTTCTTTGATTGGGGCATCCGTCACGTCCTGAATGCACTTATAGAATCGGCTTGCGTAAACCGTCGTAGCGAGCTTCACTCGGGCGTTTTTGAGCTCCCCAAGGAAGTCAGAGATGATCGCTGCTTTGACATTGGCTTGCGTCACAGCGTCCATGTCGTCGCTGAAGAACGTCACCTTGACGGTAAAGTCCACCGCCGTCGGTCGGACGATGTTATAGACATAAGACGCGTTGAAATGCTCGGTGTCAATGAACGTAACCTGAGTGTCGCCCACCGTCCCGCACCCCGCGCTCTTGCGCTCAAAGATCGTGCGGGCAATATCGTCATCATCCCCGCCGACAATGCAGACCGCCACGCTGTGGCCCTTGATCGATATCCCGTACTGAGTTTGGGTTTCGTTCGTATAGTTTTCCAAGACCACACAGTCGAGAACGCCTTCAAGTGCGGACAAATTGGACTGCATGTTCTCAACCGTCCCGTTCGCATTGATCGCATAGCTCTGCTTCATGCGATTGAGTAGCTCGCCGTCCGGCTCCTCGTCTCGGCCGGTGTTCCCCGCGGCCGCGTTCGTCACCGAATCCCACCCCGCGATGACCGTCACGATCTGCGTAACAGTCTTGGCACCAATCTCAATGCCACCGTGCTCCACACAGGAAAACTGAGTGTCGACGCTGCCAGAATCCGGAATCATCACCCCGCCGGCCACTGCGTGTCGGAGCTGATTGCCCTGCGTATCCTGCACAATCGCGCCGTAGGGGATGACAGTGCCTTTCAACCCAGTACACGTACAGACGACGACCGTCGGCTCCGAAATCTTGCGAGTGAGCCCATATAGCGCGGCTAGGGCATCGAGGAAAACACCCGTTGCGGTCTTCGGATTGAGCTGGTTTGCGAGGAAAGCCACCTCACGATTTTTAGCCGCAACTTCAGTCGTCACCAAGTCCACGACCTGCCCCATGGGCGATGCCGAATCCACGTTTAGGAGCGGGTCGGAGTCACTGACTTTAAAGGCCTCCTGAAAGCCCGAGGCGACGTCGTCTCGCACCTCCTTAACGGTCGGGACGACCACCCCAGTATCCGCGTTAAATTCTAGCTGTGCCATAACTGCCGCCCTCTGTTGTTACCTGTACCTCAGCGCTCAAAACACGTGTTGTTGTATCAAGCGCTTTTAGTTGAACCGACTCAACCGTAAGCACGCCTGGCACACTCAATGCCGCCGAACGCAAATCTTCCGTTGTAATGGCTTCCTGTATCGGCTGAGCGATTTGGTCCGAAAACCACTTGATCCCTTGATCCCACCGAAAGACGGCATCGTGGTAGAAAAGCCGCCCCTCGTTGCAGACGTTTTGAACGATTGCAGGAGTTCCGCGAACCATCGCGACATTCCCGTTTCCGTCAAGCTGTAAGTCCCACTCTGACGAAAGCTCTGCTGTGTAGGCTGTATGCGTCACATGCGAACCTTTAAAAAAAATTGTTTAGGTTACTTCGGCGCGCTGGTTGTGCCGTCAGGGCAGGTGTGAACATGCCCCTTCAGACTGATCCCGTCTGCCACAACATCACCCGAAACCGTAGCCCCGCCGCCACCTGAGACTGCTAGGCCGCCCGAGCCTGTGATTTTTCCATCAACCTTCAGCGTGCCCGTGATGTGGGTCTCGGGGGTGTCGATCTTGCAATTGGAGCTCGCATTGATCGTCGCCGTAGCCGTGTTGACGGTGCACGATGATTTCGCGTTGATCGTCTCCACGTTCGTATTGATCGTCACGGTTTTCGGTGCCGTAATTGTTATGTCCCCAGTCTCTTCGACCCTGACGAAAGTTGTCGGAGTCTGCCCCCAGAAACCGCCCAAGTAGAACCCGTCGCTCATGTCGTAGCATCGGAAGCTACCCGGTTGAACAGCTTCGTTTCCGCCCGTAAGCGTCGACACGTCTTGCTGTGCGAAGACAGCCAAACCAACGTCCCCAGGCTTCGGGTCACAAATCAGTGCGGCCGTGCCGTGCTGAAGCCGAAACCACCTGAGCTTAGGAATGGAAACAGGCTCGAGCGCCTCGCCGGACGCACTTCGCATCTTGACTAGCGGCGTCGCGCTCAGGTATCCAGCGCCCGCGCCATCACCGGGACGCGTGATCGTGTCCACTCGCACGGGAATCGCGGTATTGACCATGCCCTTGATGACCGAGCGAATCAGAAAATCCAGGACGTTGATTTGTGAGCCCGATGTAAACGCGTTCTGCGGCTGTGCATACTCTGACATCTCATTCTCCTAACCACATGCCATCAAAGGACGTTTCCCAAGAACTCGCCCCGGGGTTGTGCGCGCTCAAAGAATGTTGAAGCTGAGTAATCTTCCATACGCCAGAAGCATGAGGGACAATCGTCTGCACGCTCACCGCCGCCGCCACTCGTAGCTCTGGACGGAAAAACGTCCTGCACTGGATGCCCGTGTTCGTAAAGGTCGGATACCCAATCATCCCTGTGTCAGCAGAGACAACGGGCACGCCGCCTTCTGCACGCCTTACGCCGTCCTTCGGCACAACGATCGTCTTGTCGTCATCAAAGATGATGTCCGCGCCTGCGGCATTCGCAACCGTTTTCATCTTTGTGATCGGGTCCCCGTAGACCGTCATGTCAGAAACCGTTGCCTGCACACCGTCGTTTTGATACTCGAACCCCGCCTGCGCACTCTGAGACTTGATAAAGTCCCCGACGTCCTGAGCCCCCTGCACGCTCACAGTCGACGCGGGCTCGAGGAGCGGGTATGCGCCAACCTGCGCTTCTATCTTGAGCACGGGGCTCGAACCGTTGAGATCGGCGTATGCAACCGTGACGCACCCGCGAAAAATCACAGGCAACTCCTGCCCCTGCTCACCGGCCGCGATCTCTATCGCATTCCACCTACGGCCGAGAGGCTTGAAGGCGAGTGTCGTCAATTGCCCCATCGTGTCGAGCGACAGACCGTAAATCTCAACCTGCGCCGTCGCGAAATCCACGCCCCCCGTCTTTGAGATTGCTACATTCGTGGCAAAGCCTTGGAAGGTGTGCTGGTTGTTCACACCGCTCTTGTCAAGAGTGATTGTTACTCGGATGTCCTTTAAGCTGTAAGTGCTCGCCATTCTTCTTCCGTCGCGTAGTTGAGCGTAAAGCGGTCGCCCAGTGCATCGTATTTAGGCGATGCGGATTTTCCACCGCTGTCAAGAAAGAAAAGCCTGCCTGCGAAATCAGGCGTATTCCACACGGGGATAGGCGACATCGTGCGGCACACGTGGCTGTCGCAAATCTTGACCTCATCAGCCGTTAGCGTGAGATACAAAAAGCCGCCCATCTGCCGCAGATTTATAACGCAGTTTTGCCCATCAAGGACGATGGAAAACTCCTGATTAGGAAGCGTATGCAGTGGTATGCGTATCATCATCTTCCTCACGAAAAGAGATCGGCAACGAGGCCCCCTTGCGCCTGCCCCGTCTGCACCTTGTTCGCTGCATTGGCGCTCTTGGGTGCCCACGCAACAGACGCCCCGCCGACCTTTGCCGATTGCACCTCTCGGAAATCAACATGGATTTCAAGCGCGTTAGCTCCGTTCGTTGCCGAGCGTGTATAGCCGTACGACACAACAGCCATGCGGCTATACACCTTAGAGGGCGTTAGGATGCGAAAGAGCTGCACATCGCACCGGTAGGACTCGAGCCTGGAAACGGCTTCCTGCTGTGCCTGATAGTCGCCAGAGAAAAGGAGGCTGACAGAACACTCGGACGGCTGAGGCACTTTGTCATAAGCGTATAACGCCCCGTTTTCCTGCGGCTCCGTCGGAACATTGGCTGTCGAGTTGTCCTCGAATCCATCAAGTGCCGTGTAGCCGCAGAACGGCCGCGCATTCTCGTCAACGATTGCCCAAACTTCGGCCATCATTTCCTCACTTTGAAATTACGCCTGACTGCGCTGCCACAAGCATGCGATTACGACGGCTCAACGCATTGTCCATCGCTCCGCCAACGGCCTGCCCGACGGCCTCAGGGTTGCCATTCGTCTGAATGTTGTTTGTCACCTGAATCTGCATGTCGTTCGTCACGCCCGGGCCTGCGCTTGCAGACTTAGCCGCCGCAAAGCTCCCGACAGTTGCCTGCATAGGCATCTCACTGAAGAAGCCCGAAAGCGCATCGCCTAATCGAGCGAGCGTGTCGGACGAGCTTTCCTGCGAGGGCATGCCGGCGTAGGCAACCGGAGCATCGTACTTGACACGAACGATCTTCGGATCGTTTACTCGAACTGGAGCTTCCACCCCCTTCTCGTCGCTATCGTTCCCCGAGAAAAAGTCCGCAATGCCGCCGAAAGTATCCTTGATGACGCCCTTGGCAGAGTCCACGACGCCTGATGCCGCGCCCTTGATCTTCCCGCCAATATCGAGAGCATCAGAAATCCACGCGCTAAGTTGGTCGACCAACGCCTTGAACGAGCTCATCGCCCAATCAATGGCAGACTGTATCCCGCGTTCAATTGCGTCTCCTATAGCGTCACCTAGTGCGCCAACAGCCTCAATCGTTTGCTCGATCGAACCGGCTACGCGATCCGGCAGGGAGGCGAAGAACTCACCGACACCGCCGAAGAAATCCGCCACGCCTTCTTTGAAGGAGCTGCCGATTGACTTGATCTCGTCCCACAATTCGCCGAGAGCCTTGACGGCTTCAGCCGGGAGATTGATGAGGGCGTCAAGCCATTCCTGACAGGTCTCGCGGATCGCCTGAATCCCTTCATCAGATACGCCGATAAAGCTCAGGAAGCGGCCGAGAATCGAGTTCCCGCCCCGAATGAAAGCGAAGAGATCATCGAAAGCCAGCGCGAGAGCAACCACAGCGGCCGTTACGACAGCCACGGGGTTCGCGAGCATCGTCGCGTTGAGCGCTGCCACGATACCCTGACCGCTCTTGAGCACCTTGAAAAACGTCGAAGAGGCCGTGATTGCCTGAATGATCGACCGCCCATAAGTAGCGGCCAAAACAGTCCCGACCCCCGCCAAAACGAGCTTGACTGCGCGGCTGTGCTCTCGGATGAAGGCAACGCCGTCGCCGATAACCTTTAGCACCTTGTTCACGACCGGGAGCACGGTAACGGCGAGCACGTTGGCGAGAGCCTGCGCCTGATCCGTGAACTGCCGCCAACGGATGTTCATCTCGCGCGCGGCTTTTGCCTGTTCCGGGGTGAAGGCGACGCCCTTGTATGCCTCGGCCGCATCGGTCGCGCTGTCCTTGAACTTAGTAAAGACTGCGGCCGCATCCTGACTCAGCCCCATCGCATTCAAAAAGTGCGATGCCTGCTGATCGGTCATGCCCTTGACGGCCTCGCCCATGCGGAAAAACTCATCCGCTGAGCGGCGTTTGTCTACCGTCCACGACTCAAGTGCGCTTTTGAACGCCTCCTCGCTACCGCCGGCATCACGATTAGCCTTCGCCCACGCGTCGATCTTGTCCGTGGCAACGCCCGTTCTCTCGCTCAGAACGTCGAGGCTCTCGCCCGTCTGAGAAAGATTCTGAAAGAGCTGCTGACCCGAAAAGACCGCGACGAATGGCGCAACTACCCGCTTGAAAAGCGTGCCGAGCTTTCCCATGCGACCTGCCAGATCATCCATGGCGCGCCCGGTGATGAGCGAGGCCTTCTGCCCTGCCGTTCCGATCGCCATGATGCGCTCAGCCACCTCATCAGAGACTCCGCCGAGCATAAGCGTCGACTTGGACGCGCTGGCTGCCATCTGATCGATTTCGGCGCCGCTCACTTCCATCCGCTTGCCGAGATCCGAGACGGCCTTGGACGCGTTCTCGAGTCCTTTGTTCAGCTCCTCGCTGTCGAGGCCGAGAGCGATTACGAGTCTGTCTACTACACTAGCCATTTTCTTTCTCTAGCCTTTGTTGTGCGAGCCACGAATGGTAGTTGCGGAGCTCTAAAACCTCGAGGAGCTCATAGGCCTCCTCGAGCGTCAATTTTTCTTTGAGTTCGACCATACTGGCCAAACCTGCGGCGACAATCGCGCCGCAGATTATGGGAACATTCGCAAAGGACGCCACCCCCTTTACTTTGAGGCAGGCGTTTCGGTACTTTGCGGCATAAGGGACTTCAAGGCGTCGCCATCGAAGAAAAAACCGAAGTTCCGGCGAAGTGATTCAATCCTGAGCTTCGTAAGCGTCAACGGGCTCTCGATGACGGCGCACGCGGACTCACCTTCGAGGCGGCGCAGCGCATTGCCCTGCACAAGCGTGCAGCACGAAAGGAGATCGTCAAGCAGAGGGCGTGCCTCGTCGTAGGGAATCGTGAGAATGGTCTTCAGCAAATCCGCGGGCTTGTCGCTGAAAACCTGCTGAATGTCGTCAACGTTACGCCCCATGGCAAAAGCCGCGCGATACATCCACTGCTCGGCCTTGTAAGCCGACATGGGCGTAATCGTGAAGCTCTTGAGCGTCGTACCGTCCTGCACTTCAAGCTTAGAGATGTCCATTGCTCCTCCTTACAGCACGCGCTCAAAGTCAAAGCCCCACTGCGTCGGCTGCATCGTGCGAGACGCCGCCGACATCGGAGGAGCGCTCTTGAGAACGCCCTTCACGAACGTGCGCGTGACCCCCAGCGAAGGGATGTAGCACGTTAGAGTGCATTCATACGGCTTATCGTTCGCCTCCATGCAATCGCGCACATACTCAAGCGCAGAGGCAGACGGAGAGGAGGCTTCGAGCGTGAGCGTCACAGACGAAATGTTCTTGATCACGCCTGCCACCATGTATCCATCGACAGAGCGACGCGTTTCCGCCATCTCGATCGAGTCGCTGGAGAAAATGCCGTCGGCGCTGAACTGCTGAAGCTGAATGCCGGACGGGTAAAGCTCATCTACAGTGAGAACGAGCTGAGCGTTCGCGGACGTGACGTCAAAATTAGAGCTGGCCATTTTATGCCCCTAAAAAGAGGCCCCAACGGTCAAACCGTCAGGGCCGATGATGTTCACTAGATAACTGCAATCACTTCTGCGGAAAGAGCCTGAACGCTTCCCGCATACGCGTAGAAGATTGTCACGGAAGGCGCTTCGCGGTTCGCACGACCTGCGGCATCGGGCAGGGTGATGCCGAGCCAATAGCCCTTGGAGGTGATCGCTCGAATCACGTCCTCGCCGTCGTCGCCCGTCTCCTGCATGATCTGCGCCTTCTGCGATTCATTGAGTGCGAGACCGGCGTCAATCACGCCGTTATTGATGCAGCGGTTAATCGGATCCTGGCACCACGCGCGAATCAGTGCCTCGCCTGCGGCGTTGTACGGTACTCGGTTGACGTTCTTGAAGCCAGACATGCAGCTCGTCTGGATCGCGGAGCGCAGATAGATCGAGCCATAGAGCACGTCAACAAAGCCGTAGAAGTCGCTAGAGAGCGTTCCGCGGTTGAAGAGCTGGAACTGATCGTTACGCGTAGCGTACTGGCCGATGAAGTTGATGCGGTTGCTCTCAAGCGCGTTCGCAACGGATTCCTCGAGAACGTTCGGGGAAAGGCCGGAGGCGTACTTGGCAAACCACGTCTTCATGCCCTGCGTGCGATTCCAAGCGATAGAAGCGCCGCAGGCCATGGCCATAGCGGAAAGTCCCCACGTCGGGAAGTAAATCGGGACTACGACGTCGTACTTATCAACAACCTTTGCAAGCGCGCCGTTCGAAGCCGTCAGCGAGCTTTCGAGGTTCTTGTCGCTAGACCACGGGAAATAAACGAAGTCGTCGTAGATGTCCGCCCACGCGGCAAGAGCTTCGATTTCTTCAAGCTCGGCCTCCCAGAGCGTCGTAAAGCCCACCCAGTTTCGCGTGACGGCGCAGACGGCTTCCATGTTGGCCGCCTCGGTCATGGCATCAACGCCCTGAGAGACGACAGCGCCTGCGACCTGCGTCAGGCCGAGCATTTCGCTGAGGTCGGTACCGCTGTCGGACTGAGAGGCGTAGCCAATCGTTGCAGCCTTGCCCTTCGTGTCCGTCGTAAACGTGAAGGCGTTGAGATTGCTGTCGTACGTGCCCTTGACGCCTGAGATCGCCGTAGCAATCTTCGTCGCGGCATCAGAGAGCGAAGTAGCAGAGGAGAGATCGATCGAAGCGGCCTTCTTTTCCTGACCGCCGACGCTAATCTTGAAAGAGCCGTCAGTGATTTTCTTCAGGGCTTCGAGCGTAACGGAAAGCTCGCCGCCACGAATCCAGGCGCCGTCAGCCTCGGTAACACGACGTGCGATCACAAGAGACTTCGGCGCGCTCTGCTGGTTCTGCACGCCGCCGAAGTACTGCTGAGCAAAAGCCGTCTCTTCGGCCTCGGCTCCGAACATGGCAGACACATCCGACGTCGACGAAAAGGCTACCGCAGGCGTACCGGCGGGTAGAACCGTGTTCTTCGTGAGCAGGAGCCCATTGGTTTCAAGATCGCTACCGCCGCCGCTGATTACGCGCGGAGAGACCGCAACGATGCGGGATGCAGGCAAAGACATATGGATATCCTCCAATAAAAAAGCGCCTCTGCGGGGCGCTCCTTGGGTAAGTTAATTAAGACAATGCACATCAGCGCGGCGGGAATCGCACATCGACGTTATACACGCCGACATGCACGGCATCAGTGCTTTCAACATCAAGCCTGACGACGTGCGTGTAGGTGATGTGGAGCGTCGTCGTCCATCGCTGAACGAACTGATTTTCATCTACCACCACGGTTGTATTGCGAACGTCATCAGCGTAGAGACTGGATAGGCCGTACTTCTGAAAGAAGTCGCAGCCTGACACCGTTCTGGCCACCGTCGCGACCGATTCTGCGCGCATACGGGCAGTTTCAGGATGATCGCTATAGACGTCGACTTGAACGCTCATCTCGACCAATCTAGAGACCACGGCGTCCATTTTCTGAGTCGCCGTGTCCCACTCATAGGCCTCGACGGGCGTCCCGATCTCACGGTGCGCGATGATCGTATTAACGACGTAATCGCGCGAGTCCGGCAGAGAAAGGTTGTTTTGATTTCCCGCGATGACGTGCGTAGCCTCAAGGCCGGACATCATCAGCAACTCGAAGTCTTTGACGGCCTTGTAGACCGTCTCATCGGAGACGATCGTAGAGCGCGTAGGAGGGCTTTGCATCACAACCATACAATCCCCTGCGGCGGGCTTAGCTGAAGCGTAGCGCGCACACTCAACCAGTTGACGCCTGAAAAGTTTTCTAGAACCGCATCTACAGCCCATACAGTCCCGTCCTTGCGCAGGATGTAATCCCCTGCGCGGGAGAGCGGACGAAAGATGCCTGCGGTCTGTTTTGCAAAGTCCTTCGGGGCGAATAGGTAGAACTTACGCACGATCGAATTAGCCCCCGCCATGTCGGCATGAAACAGCGCCGCATCGCCCTCGCTCTGCACCTGCGCCATAACGCCCATAGTGCGCTCGTACTGCGGCGCGGCAAAGCCATTTTCATCAGGCACTGAGCCCGTTGAGTGAAGTAGCTGAACTTCCTCATCCGGGTGGATCGCATTGATCGATCCGCGTACCACTGCATGTAAATTCAGCCCCATACAACTCCCTGATTCTCAACCGTGAAGCTCATGTTCACTTGACCTCAAAGGCGATTGAGTGAAGCAACGCCCCCGACAAAACCATCGGCTGCGTCGTGGCAGAGTTGGCTTTCGACGAGTGGTTTTTTCCCCCAGTCTTACGCCCTGCAGACTGCGCGGCGTAAAGCCCCATCGTGAGCGGCGCGCGCTCTTGGAACTTTTCCTTTGTCGTCCCGCCACTTGCAATGGTTGCCTGCACGTCTTGTGCGGCGACAGTGCCTAGTACAGTCAGAGCAGACGCGGGGTCTTGCAACCCCCGTAGCGCCTTCTTCAGCACGCCCTTCCATTTTTCTTGCTCGGCAACGAGCGTCCCTCGCAGGAACGGTCGGGGCGGGTTTACTAATACCGTCCCCGGCTTGATGGCCGCCTTGCTGAAGTCCGGGTGCCCCCGATCACTTAGGGGCACCGAGCGTCCAATGGCACCACTCAGGAAAAGCGATTGCTTGGGCGTGACGCGCTGAGCCCAGCCGAACTCAACGTACTGCGCGTATTCGGCAATGCTTGCGTCAGTCACCCCTACCTCGACCACTTTCGCGGCGCGATTCCCGTACTGCTTGGCAAGGCCCTCAAGCCTTTGCGTCACCTTGCCTGCGTCAATCTTGATGCCCATCATTACCCCCACGGGTGATAGTTGTCAGAGACGTACAGGCGTCCTCCGAGACGGTATTTGCCCGTCATCATCCAATACGTAGACCCACAGGGCGTCTGATTCCACCACTGCGCGGACTGCGAGTTGCTCTTGATGAGATCGAAGGATGACGACACCGAGCCTTCTGATGCACTGGCCACGCGACCGGGCTGATCGCCGCGCGTAGAGAGCGTGGCCATATGACACAGCGCGTAATAGAGAAGCACTTTACGCTCGAGCACTGGGGGCGTCGCATCAGGATCGAACGGGGCAAAGCTATCTGCGTCAGTCGTGCCGACGATCGCCCCCACCTGATCCCACAGCACACCCAAGAGCACATCATTGATGACGGTCTCTGTCAGCCCTGGGAACCATGAGCGGAATTCTTCAATATCAAGCGCTACGTTCATTTTTAGGCCTCGATGTCTTTTACCTTCTCAACGCCGACCGAAGCCGGATCGACAGGCTCGACGCCCGTGCGCATCTCGGCAATCTCATCGCGGCGTGCCTTGAATTCCTTCTCGCTCCTCATCTCCCAGAGGAGCGGGGGCATGGCGGTGAAGGCGCGCTCGCCACCATGTTTGCGCTTGATGTCCTCCCAGTCTCGGCGTGCTACGCCCACCAGGACGGCATTCCCTGCGCCGAGGAGAACGCCCTTGGCCTGCCCCCTTAGCGCGTGATTAACCCCCGGGAAAACAACGGTTTTCGTGCCACCATTGCCATTGTCAACGTCATCAAACTTGAGCCCGAGGGGCATGCCGCAGGCAATGTAAATGATCTCATCGCCTGCGATGTCAGAAACCTTCTTTGCTTCCTGCTCAGCGGTGTCGGCAATGATGCCCGTGGTGCCGAGAGCAGAAGCCTTACGAGTACGAGTAGTGCGAGCCATAAAAAAACCTATTCGTGACAAGAGTTTGGGCAGGGCAGGCGTGAACCCGCCCCGCCGTGGAGATAAAGGCCGTTCGTGACGGCCTGCGAGTTTTAGATGCCGACCATCGTCGCAACGAGGCTCGGGCGGCGAATCACGCAACCCCACGTGCCGGCCGTGGCCTTCTGCGTGAAGCTGGATTCATGCGCGATCAGGCGACCTAGGCCGAAGGCGCGGGAGAAGGCGGAGAAGCCCGTCTCGTCGCCATACACTTCCTTGACCGTCATGTAAAGCATTTCACCGGAGGCCGTAGAGAGCTCGGGAAGCTGAACGATTTCGATGTTCGGATAGTTTTCCTGCAGCATGACCTTGGCCGTCTTGCCAAACTGATTCGGCTGAGTCAGGTAGCCAATCATCTTGTTGGAGATGCCCAGAACAATCGGGGCGTTCACGTCAAGATGACCGCCATTGTTGGCAGTCAGCTCCTGCCACAGCTTGTTCACGTCATTGAACACGAGCGTGGCCGCGTTGTTCGGGTCGGCCGCGATCTTTTCAGCCCACGTAGATTTGCTATTGACCGACACCGGAGAAATCGATTCCGGGATGTTCGGATCATTGAGCATGCCGTAGATTTCCATGCCCGCAACGCCGTAGAGCTGGAACTTGTTTTCAGCTCGGGCAATGATTTGAGCGGCCGCGTTCTGCTTGCGAGCGGGGAGATTGACGTTGGCCTCGGCGAGCTTCGCCGTTTCGAGATCGCCGTACTTAATCGTCGTCTGATAACGGAAGTTCTGACGAACCGGGAAGTTGTAGTTGACGTCAGTGCTCGTGCCGTTCGCGAAGTCGTTGTACGGCGAGACCTGACCTGCCACCTCTTCCACGCTGAAGGTCGCGTAGTCCTGCGTAAAGGAACCAACGAGCGTCTTGTCAAAGAACTTCGTGGCATTCGTGACACCGAAGAGCACATCAATGATGCGCGGGTCGACGTACGTGTAGAGGGCCGCGGGCGCGCCGACATTCGGCTGCGTGGAAAGCGCGGCATCCTGTGCGAGCTGGTCGCGGTTGATGTTCTTGAGAACGATGCGACCGTCCTTTTCATCGAACGGCATAAAGCCGACGGCGTACGGAGCCTCGATGCCGCGCGCCTTGGCATTCAGAAAGTTTTGATCCATATGAATTTTCATGGCCTTTGCTCATCACAAAGGCCACTCCTCCAAATAGTTTGTTTAGGGAAGCGTTGCAAGCGCGGTGCCGATAGAGCACGTTCCACCACTCGCCGCCGTGATCGCGTAAAGCTTTTTCGTCGTTGCGTCCAGCACGATGTCGCCGACGGCGTAGGGAAGTTGCGCGTTGGTAGGCGTGAGCGCCGTTGCGGCAATGCCCGTCTGGCTATCAGCGAGAGCGGTTGCTGAGACACGGAAGCAAGAGCCATTCTTGCCCGCCGCCCCAGCCGCGCCTCGTTCGCCTTTAGCCCCAGTCGCACCCGCGACACCCTGAGCACCCGTTGCGCCTTTGAGCCCCGTGAAGGCAAAGGTAAACGTCGGCGCAGTCGTCGTGCCGCCCTTGCTTACCGTGACCTTGGGCGTGCCGACGGTGGCGTCAACAGTGGCCGTGGCGGTAATCGTAGGCGTAGCGCCCGTTTCACCCTTAGCGCCCTGTGCACCAGTGTCGCCCTTATCGCCCTTGGCACCCTGAGCACCGGCGGCACCCTGCGCGCCCGTCTGGCCGCGAGGGATGCCGAGCTTCAGAACGCCACCCTCGATGACAGCAGTTGCAGGAGCCCCGGCGGCGAGCGTCGTTGCCTGCGCAGACTGGATGTCAACGCTGGCAACGGCCTGCAGTCCTGTCTCGACCTTGTTTAGCTTCTCGGCAGTGATGATGTCGCCGCGTTTCCACGACGTAGGAGAGTAAGCCATAAGCCCAAACCTCCTTAGCCTGCGGAGGCCTCGTCAACCTTAGCAAAGTCAGCGAGAGCGGCGGCCATTGCGCCAGTCGCAACCGTCACGCCAAAGTTCTGATAAATCACGACATCATCCTTGGCGACACTCTTGACGCCGCGGGGGAAAACCACTCGCCACCCCGTGTCGTTCGTAGTGCCGGCGGCACCATACGTGATGGCACCCGTAGCCGGATCGCAAAGGACGGACTGGCCTTCGGTAACCGTGCCCGTGGCGACAGCATAGAACTGGCCGCGAATGGCGATCGGCGGGCAGACGCCCTGCGGATAGACCTGCGATGCGTCAGCAGTGAGCGTCGGAATCGTAGCGATGACGTCACGTTCGACAAAACCGACGGGCTTGGCACCGGACGTGCCCTTGAGGGAGACCACGTTCGTTTCACCCGTAACGTTGCCCTTGAGCGCCGTAGCAAAGCAGAAAGTACCTGCCTGAACGGTGCCGTCGGAGACGTAGTTGAAAGCCGTGTAAACGGCCTGCTTCGGATTCACTTCCTGACCGGCAATGCCGACGGCAGGATCAGTCTTAACAACTGCCTGAAAACCCATGATTAATACCCCTTCTTGATTTGAGAAAGCTTAGTGGAGAGAATGGAGTCGGCCTTGCCCGTCTTGAGCTGGGCGTCCTGAGCGAGCGAGCGCTTGGCAGAGACCTTCTTGCCGGCCATGAAGGCGAGATAAGCGGTGCGGGCGGCTTCGGGACGAACGCCCTTGATGCTCACACCCTCCTGCTCCAGCGCGGCCAAATAGACGCTTTCGGCAGAGTCGTAGGCGTTGAAGCGGACGCGACCGAGCGTCTGAGCGCACTCATCCATTGCCGTAAAGCGTCGAGCGATGCGGCGTTCGACACGCTTAAGCGCGGCGTCCTGCCCCAGTGCGCGTTCTTCGCCTTCGGATTCATGCTCGCGATCGAGCTTTTCAGGATCGGTCTTTTCCTTTCGTTCGCCATAGCGCACGCCCTCGGCAAACGCCTTCTGGAACTCTTCAGGCTCCTCGTCGTAGCCGCAGGCCTTCAGGCCGTCCTGGATAAGCTGAGCGCACTCGTCCTCATCTTCGGCAGGCTTTTCGGCCTCTTCACCGATGTTGATTTCCTCATCTTCGGCCTCGGCTTCGGCATAGGCGAGCCCCTTGAGCGCTTCGGCATCCTCAGGCTTCATGCCCTTGGAAACCATTTCGGCGATGATGCGCTTGATGGCTGCGTTCTTGTCCTCGTCAGCGGCTTGCGCCTCTTCAGCGGGCTTGTCGACCACATTTCCCTCCTCGTCCTGCTCATGCAGGTCTTTGATCCCATCGGCGGCAGCGGCGATTGCGTCAGCAAGTGCCACCTCCTTCTTCTCGACGGCAGGATCGCCGTCAGCTGCGGCTACGGGAGCCGCGTTCTTTTCCGTCACGTCCATAGGTTGAGCCTCTCTTAAGTGACTGTCTTGCACCAACACATCGCGCCCCGCGCGGCCCTGCTCCACCAGCGCAACATGGTTGGCGGTAATGTCACGCATAACGAAGTCATAGTCTTCGCCGTCCGGCGTCTTGCCAGGAATGAAGTCAGGGGTATATCTGTACGAAAGAGACAACTCACGCATCGACCCATCGACGATGCGCTTGATTGCATCCTCAACAGTGAAGTGCAGCGAGTTGTCTAGGTATGGCGCTCTAAATGCGCCGTCTGTACCAGTGGAGCCGACGCGCGTTTTGATCTGCGGCGCGTCTGCGTAGTCTGGATGATGGTTGAGCTGAATCGGGATGCCGTTCGTGCTCTCGATCGTCTCGGGCTTGCTCAGCTCCTCTGGCGGGCAGTATCCGCGATAGATCTTCTGCGGATCGAGCCTCAAGCGCTCCCAGTCAGGCACCTCATGCCCGTAGTACGGTCGCACCTGCGCTTTGGTCAAGTGCGAGACGGCGACATGGAGGTTCCCGTTCTTGTCATACCTCCTCACGCTCTCGGCATCTAGGGCAAGTAAATAGCGGTCGTTGTTCATTTCAATATGTCCGATATATCTAGACGGAAAATGCATCGGCAAAACGGCAACAACCCGGGCGTTACGTTCTGGCCTACAGCCGGGTCGTAAAGCCCCTCGGAAAGATCGAAGCGTTTGCCGTCCATTGCGATATGCGTCTCGCGTGATGAATACCGCCCCGGGACGTGAACCCATACCGCGTGCTTGATGCCCAATGCCTCGGCGTTGCCGCGTTGGATGCCCTGACTGACTTTGATCGACTGATCAAGCGCAACTCGTTTGGCACGGGCCTCCGTGAAGCCCCTAGAGGCTTTCAGCACGATTTCGATCTCTCCCAGACTCTGACCCTCGTAGAGGCCGCGGGTAATCGTCTCTCGCACTCTGGCGAGGTCATCCGCCTGCATTTTGGTGATGAGCCCCGTCATGCCGTCCACAAGCCCCGGCAACGCTTTTACTGTGCTCGGCGCCATGTATCGATTCTTGACGATAGGGATCGTCCACTTTTCTTTGAGCAGAGTAGGAGTGATGCCCGCGCGTATCAGCGCACGCCGCTGGCTCGCTGTCACGTTTTGCGCCATTGCGCGGACAAACCATCCCGAGACGAGCTTTGCGCTTTCTCCCGCGTGAATCATCCACCGCGCCATCTTCTCGGCGAGACTCAGGTCAAGCTTTCGAGCGGCATCGGCGGGATTAGACGCTTTGAAAGCGCGCATCGCCTCATCTATGATCTTTTTCTCTTTGCGTCCCCACAGTGCGGCGTCCTGTGCAACCGTCTCGACAGGCTGCGTGAAGCAGCCCGAATCGATCAGGTTGCGCAGGAGCTCGGCCGTTGCCTCGCGCGTCTGTTTCTCAATGAGAGCAATCAGCCGCTTTTGCAAGGCCGCCTTGAGCCCGGCATTCGGCTCGATCGCGGGGATCGTCTTGATGCGTTTATCCATTCAAGCCACCTAGGGACTGAAGCAGTTGCCGCGATTCGTCGGGCGGGTTCGATGCTGGAGCAGGCTCTGCCACTGCGGTCGTAGCCTGCTGAAGCGCGCCAAGCAAGCCCTCGATATCCTCAGGCTCCCCTTCGGGCACCTCGTCACTCAAAAAGCCCAAGTGCATCGCCGGCTCTTTCTTGACCGCTTCGCGCATTTCCTCTGCGCTGATTGCCTGAACTTGTGCAAGCGTTGCAAGAGCGCCTGCGCGCGTCTGAGCGGTCATGGCCGCGCTGGCTTCATCTTCCTTGCTCAATTCGTTGAAGTCGAAGGAGATATTCGAATTGATGCTCCCCATTTCGACTAGTTCAATTGCCTCTAAGCAAGTGTTAATTGCTTCGCGACGCAGCTCTTGCTTGGAACGAATGTAATCGTAGTAGTTACGAATGTCGCTTTCACCCGTTGCGTTGAAGCCGCTAGGACTGATTCCCAAGAGCTTCACAGCAGGCGTGCGGTTGATAGACGCTACCATCTCCAGAGACTGCCGCACGACGTCCGTACAGCCCGCAATTGACGTTTGCACGTTCATCACGCTTTCGCCTTCCTTGTCGCAGACGAACACGGCGTTGTTATCGCGATAGCGCTGAAGCGCCTTCATACGGATGTCGAACAATTGCACCCCGTTAGGCGAGTTGAAGATGTCATCCGTGCTCGTCTGGAAAACGAGAAGCGAGACCTTGCGCACCAAGTCGGCCGTATAGACCCGACACTGATTCCAGTGCATCACGTAGTCCCAGAGGATCTGAGCCTGCGGAATGCCGAGGAAGTTGTATGCCGGTCGCAGAAGCGTCGGCGGCGGATTGTCAAAAAGCCTAAGCAAGCGCGACTCATGCACCTTCGTTCCTAGCACCCAGAAGTAGCGGGGCTTGAGGTAGTCGGGCTTGAGCGGGTCGATGGCGTTGTAGTCGCCTGGCGATACGTTCACAGGATCGACCACGACAAACCGGAGCTTCGTACCCGGCTGTAGCTCTGCGCTTTCGTTTGAGTAGCGCAGGGGCAACTCGGGATTTTCCGTGCCGGTGTCGACGTAGATAAAAGCCCCGCCCATGTATCCGGTTAGTGTTGCGGCCTCATGAAAGAGCGTGCGTAGGTGGTACTTCTTCTCTTGAAGTGTCTGAATCTCCTCAACAGCCTCCGCGTCATCGCCCGTGATCGTAATCCACTCGCGGGTAATATCATCCGCAACGGTCTGCACGCAGGCACGGATCATGCCGTTCTGCGCAATCTGCTGAAGCGCGCCGTAACCTACGAAAGAGGTCACTGGGTACTGCCCGAGCTCGTAGCCGTGCTGTTGAAGGCTGCGATGAATTGCGCCATAAAAGCCCGCGTCAGAAAGTGCCTCATCTTGCGCTAGGCGCTCTTTTTCAGACACCCCGAGAGTCACCGGAGGGGCGAAACGCTCCCTCACCTTCTCGACCGTCTCGAAGAGCTGAGTGGCTTGCGGCGGCGTGCGTAGCGTGCGGTCGATCTCCTCAAGCGCGGCGATGCGCTTTGCCTGCGCGAGGAGATTGCCGTTAGGCGCTTGGGCTTTCGCCGTCTTTCTTTTCTTCTTGCTCACAATGCTTAATCTCCACTTTGCGCCATTCGCTCAGGAATCGGCGAAAAACGCGGCGCCTTGCGGCCTGCCACCGCACATGCCCGACCAAGTCGACAACGGCCTCAACTGCCTTTGCAATTGCGAATATGGCCACCGACGTGCCTATGGCATACAAGATGATCAAAGCGCCCCAAGCGCGTAACGTCAGTTCAGGTTGCATGAGTTGTGCCTACCGTCCCAGTAAGTAAGCTAGATTCGTCGGATCGATATGCAAGCCGCTGTGCTTATTTAGATCCGTCAATGCCTGGCTCATCGCGTCGATGGTGTCATCGTGAGCACCTGACGGAAATGCGAGGAGCTCAGGCACCAGATCGCGCTCGACCCACGGGAACCGCTCAGGTGGAGGCAAGTACACGTTCCTAGCCTCCCATAATGGCGTTACGGCCGACGCGCGCGCCTCCTTGCTTTCTTTTGGCGTGATCGGGATGATGCCCGACACTTTTTTCTTGAGCGTCGCGATGATCGCCGACCCGTTCGCTTTGTCTTCCACGAGCTTGCGAGTCACGCGCGGGTACTTGTTTGCCGCCGCGACGAACTGCTCGAGCGTCTTAACGAAGTCCCACTGACCGCGGAATTGGTCGATGAGATAGAAAGAACTGCCCTTTCTGCCCCAAACCTGCCCGACAACGAAGTCGGACGCTTTCGAGTCTTTGAAAGTCATGTCCCACGAGATCACACTCGCATCGAAGCGCTCGGGCAAAGTGTCCCAGTACTGCACCCAGTCGCTCTTGAAAAGCCCGCCGCCTCGAGGTACCGGTCGTTGTTGGAACTGACCTGCGACAGCATAGCCGCCCATGACCTTCTCCATTTCATCCACCTGAGCGGCGGTAAAGCGCTCGGGGAAGAGCAGCTCCCCTTCCTTCTTTCGAGGGTCGGTGAAGCCGATGCAGGTTTTACACCTGCGGTTTTCCTCAAAGCGCATCGGGAGCATCAGGTGCTCATAGCCGAGTTCCTTGGCGAGGATCACGCCCGACGTATCGCGTTCATGCAAGCGCTGCATGATCACGATGATCGCCGAATCGCTGTTGTTCACTCGTGACGGAACGGCTTCTAGGAAGGTTGTCTCAGCGGAGAGCAACGCGGCCTGTGAGAACGCATCGTCGACAGACAGCGGGTCGTCGATGATGATGCGATCGCCTCGAGAGCCAGTAAGGCTTCGGAAAGCCATTGACTCACGAAAGCCAGTAGCCGTGTTCTCGAACTTCTTCTTTGCGTTCTGGTCGCCACACAGCTCAACGCCCCATCGCTCCTGATACCAGTCAGAGGAGATCAGGCGTCGGCACTTGAGGTTGTCTCGGATAGCGAGGTCTTCCTTATGCGCCGTCGTCAGATAGCGCATTGAAGGCTGTCCGCCTGCGCCCCATTCCCAAGCCGGAAAGAAAACGCCCGTTAAGAGCGATTTCATCATGCCGGGTGGAACGTTCATAAGGAGGCGCTTGATCTGGCCGTTATGAACAGCCTCAAGATGTTCGCACATCGCATCGAGCGCCCATCCCCATTTGATTGGGGTTGCAGGCTCGAGTACGTGCCAGGCCATCTTGCAGAACTCAGACAGGCTGCGCCTTGCGATCTCCTGATCGAGTTCAATCAGCGTCGGGAGTCTCGTCATACAGCAACTCTCTTGCCGCCTTGAGCTTTTCCATGTCGATCGTGGAAAGATCAGGCGCGTCGTTCTGGATCTTCACGGTCTTGCGATCGCCGAAGCGCGAATCATCGCGCCACGAAATCTGTCGAGCCTTCTCCTGCATCAGCACTTTGAAGGCTTCCACAGTTCCCTTCGGCAAGTCGTCGCCGCTCAGCAATCGCGTCTGCAGTTCATTGTTCAGACTTGCCTGGAGCTCAAGCAATTCATCATTGAACTTCTCGGCGCTTGCCTCGCGCGCGCGCGCGGACTGGTTCCGAAAGTCGGGATTTTCAAGTTTCCAGCGGTTTAATGTTGTCCATCCCGGCATACCAGGCATCCCGCAGATTTTCCGCTCAGATACCCCGTCTCGGATCAATTCGCAGATCTTCTCTGCCAGTTCAGGCGTGTAGATCGAAGGTCGCCCCATCTTGGAGGCGTTCGGTTTTGATGCCATGGCACCTCCTTTTTGAGAGTTAGAACGGCCAAACGCTGGCCATGAAATTCAGCTCATAGGCAAAGAACATCCCAAACCCCATCAAGGCCGTAGCAACGATGAGGTATCGAATCACACACCAGTCACCCGGCACTTGCTTCAGTGAATCTTTGTTATTGAGCGGGCTGAGGTTGAGCCTGCACCGGTTCCCGGCTCTTGTCATCGGTCACAGCATCGTAGACGGCATTGCCTGCCATCGATCCTGCGAACGATCCGGCTACAGTAGACCAGAAGCCACTGTTGGAAGATGCCGGCACCTGATTCACCGTCTGGTTGATGACGGTCGTGTTCTTCTTCACAACGGTCGTGCGCTTAGGGGCATAGGTTTTCGCGGGAGCAGGACGGGAGAAAGATCGACCGCCGCTGAACCCACGACCACCTCGTGCTTCCGCCACTGTAGAAACAAAAAAGGCGACCGCAATGGCCGCCACAATAGCTTTCTTCATAGGTAACCCAAGGAATTAGAGAGGGCGAGGATTTCTCCCCACCCAGGCCTTAGAGCAAACTGACCTAAGGTAGCGAATGGAAACCGCGCGGGTTGCGCATCGTTGAGAGGCGTGCGCGGTGTTGTAAACGAAAAAAGCCCGCAGTTCTTCACCACGGGCTCAATTACATCTTAACTCAAGCTAGCATCAGCTCTGAAACGCTTGCTTTCGCTTGCGGGTTCGTTTCTTTCGGACATGACAAAGCTCCCATTCCGGGAGCTGCGGAGTCAAACCGAGAGCCAACTGCTCTATCAATACCTTGCTATTTTAGCACGTTTTCCTCAAGGGAATCGACAATCTCGAAAAACTTTGCCACCGCTCTTTCCTTGTGCATAAGGAAGGTTTTCTGTCCTAGCGATAGCTTCTGCTCGATCACGCTTGGAGAAGTGAAACAGCAGTAGTAGAGCCTTAGGAGGTTTCGGTAGACATTAGTCAGTTGCCTGTCTCGGTAAGCCTCATCCAGTAGATCGGCATCTGCCAGGTCTATGCCTTTTGCGGCAGGGATGGATCGTTTGATTGGGGGTTGCTCATCCTCTTCCGGCTGGCGATCGTAGTAGTACCTAAGTGACTCGCAGAAAACTTGGGTCGCACCTTTCTTCGCTCGAGGGCATTCGCGGTTTGCTCGCGCCCAGTTGCGAAGTCGCTGTTCTTGCTCTTTCGTGATCATTAGAACTCCTCAATCTTCCAGCCGCCGCCGTCCTTCTTTGCTTGCTTGTATACGGCTTTGAAAACGAACGGAAACTTTTCGGCTGCTACCTTGACCTTCACACGTGCATCGTCGGTCCAGTAGCCTTTGACCTCGTGCATCTCCATGACGCCGTCAGCTCGTAGAACAGCGAAATCTGGCGTGTAGCGGCATCCATCTGCGAGCTTAAGAGTGACGCCTTCAAAGGCATACCAGACGATCTCCTGCGCGTTTCTGGCGGCTTCTAGCGTGGTTGCATAAGCCGCCTCTGTGCGGTTCATCTGTCCAGACTTCATGCGCCCAAGCGCGAAGACTTTTCTATTCATGTGCGAGTCTCTCGAGGTCGGTGCGTTCCATCAGTCGCAGCATTGAATCTGCCTGGTGCTTTGCGGCGCGAAGAGCCTGCTTGACGTGCTTTCGGTTTTCTGCACGATCCCAGACGTGATTTCTCACGTGCTGGCTTTCATCTGCACAAACGATCGCGTCGATGGTCGTCTCGAGCGTCTTGAGCGTTTTAGCCATGCGCGGTAGTTCGTCAGGCGTGAAGAGACTGGTCATTTCGCGCCTCCGAATCGTCCGTTGTAGAACGGCTCACCGTCGGCGCTGATCCAGCCCTTGACGTTGAGTATCGAGAGGCTCTGCTTGTACAGGGGCACGTAGATGAGCGCGTCGTCCTCCCGATAGCCGAAAACGCGAAAGCTCTTGACCGGGCGACCGTGCCAAGCGCGCAGGAGGTAGAGACATCGCTCTCCGACTTTCGGTGCATTGAGCTTTCCGTCCTTCTCGATCGGCTCGAAATCCTCGTCTTTGATTTCGGACATGCGGGTGCTACGAGTGATTTGCATCGGTTTCTCCTTTAGCGATTTTGAGTTGTTCAATTTCGTCGGGGCGTAGGCGTTGCGGGAGCCCCGCCTTCCGCATCTGCCACGTGCCCGCCTTTTCCAGCTTTAGTGGCTTTTCGGGGATCAGGCGACAGCTGTTGCCGAATCGGCGCTTTTGCGGCTTGGCCCAGACTTGCCCTGCCTCGTCGACTTCGTACTGGTCGAAGCCCTTGATGTTCCACCTCATACTTCCTCCTGTTTCGTTGCGTCTTCTCGCTGTAGCCGTGCGACAAATCCATCGTGCTTGAGGTATGCGCGTTCTTTCGTTGCGCTGGTGGCGCGGCGATGTGGGGCGTTGCAGTGCTCGAGGTGAAGTAGCAGCGTCGTCTCGTATCGGTCGAGCTTGCGTTCAACGAAGACCGGGTCCGTGCGCACGATCCAGTGGCGGCTGCGGGCGTCGATATACTCGGTGCGCTTGCAGTTGCGTCCGGTGAACTCATCGAGGATCATCAAAGCCTCCTTTCTGGCTTAACCATGCTCGACTCCACCAGGCCGATCAGAATCTGGTCGATCTCTTCACGAAGCCTGTGCGTCGTGTCTGCCACTTGCCCGATGTCAGGGAACTTGCCCGAGACGGTTCCTCTCAGGGCTTCCTCGAGTTGATCGAGGCTCTTGCGAGCGGCGACAATGCCCTCACCGGCCTTAGTCAAGGCTTTGTTTCTTTCGTTCATATATTCAATCGTCAAAACTGTCTGATCCATCAGAAAACCTCCTCGGCAGAGCGGCGCGTGGGTTCACGCCTGCACCGTCCAGTAAAGAAAAGCTTGTAAGACGACTGGATAACGCGAGAAACCACGCGCTCGGTCAAGAGGTTTACCAACTCAGAGCGATCGAGGTTCGTGACGAGAATGGTCGGGCGACCGTTCTTGATACGGCCATCAATGATCTGGTAGAGACGCTTCTTCTCGTCGGCGTCGCCAGACTGGACACCGATCTCATCGAGGACAAGGCAAGAGACCATGCAAAGCTTTCCGAGCACGTCAGCCACGTCAATGCGATTGACGCGGTCGGAGATGCGGTCGAAGAGGTTGGGGATTGTGATGTAGTACCCGGGCAGCCCCTGACGATCGAGCTCTTTCAGGATCGAGTAGGCGAGGTGCGTCTTGCCCGTGCCATAGTTGCCGAAGAGCAGAAGACCCATGGAGTTTTTAGAGCGCCAATCCGGTTCCTGTGCGTTATGCGCCCTCTCTCGCTCAAGCTCACGTTCCGTGAACCGCTCGGCAAAGCGGCGGCAGATGGACAGGGTGCGCTCTTCTTCCTGCGTCTCAGGTTGATAGTTGGCGAAGCAAGGAACGTCGAAGTCCAGCGGCCTTTCGCAGTGAAGCGCACGAGTCAAGCCACCGGCGCGCTCTTTCGCGTCCGCCTGCATCTCTGCAAGCAGCTCGGCGCGTTTCTTCTCGATCCTTCGGCATTCCGGACAGTACGGATCAGCCCAAGAGCCGTCGCGACGCTGATATGTGGTGTACGTCTGGACGCCGTGAATCTGGCATTCGAACGTCACCTCCTTTGAGGCGGGAATGGCACAGGCCGTTTTGAGTTTCGTGGTGATGTCAGTAGTCATTGTTTACCAGTCAAAGTAGTCACGTTCGGATTGTTTTTTCTCGACGAACTGACCAGGTCGAGAAGGTGAGTGAGTAGGTGCACGTTTGAGCATCGGTCGACGTTTCCAGTCTTCGGCGTTATGGAAGCTGCGGACGAAGTTTCTCCAAGTGCCCTTCCAGTCCTTTTTGATTGCCTTAGCTCCAGAGAGTCCGTTCCAGTAGTCCTTGAAGTTTTCAAAGAGACGCTTAGGATCAAGGTCAGGTTCTTCCTGCTCAGCGAAAGCCTTCCAGTCGTCTGGGAGTTCTGTGATTGAGAGTCGAGACCCCTTGTCCGTTGCTTGCCGTTTTGGCTTTTCGATCTTTTTGACGGTGTTGTCAAAATGATCGGTTTCCCACGGCGTGCGCTCGGGCAAGCTATTCCTTGTTTCCTTCTCTGTTCCAGTTATCTGTTCCTTTCCCTGTTCTACTTCCTTGTTAGGGTCCACCACGTGAACCACCCCTCCCTCATGAGATGAACTACCCCCCTGTACGAGATGAACCACCCCTCCTTCATTTGGTGAACCACCCTCCTTCATGTCGTGAACCTCCTTCACCTCATGACCCTCCTTCACGTCGTGAACCACCCCTTTCTTTTTTCTCACGGGTTTGAACGCTTCAGACTGGAGATTGAGGGTGTATCTCGTGCTCAGGATTTCTCCACGATCACCAAATTCACGAGACATCGTGAGTAGATTCATTTCTACGAGAACTCCGATGGCCTTTCGGACGGTGTTCAATGACCGGACGCCCATCTCATCCGCAATCGTAGAAATGCTCGGGCAACACAAACCCGTTTCCTTGTTGTGGTGATAAGCCAGCACAACAAGACAAGATTTTGCGTTCACGTCTTTAATGACTTTCGGCATTGCCCAATCGATCGCGGCGTAACTCATAGTCAGTCCTCACAGACGCGTCGAGTCAGCTTGTTCAGCTCGGACGCTTTAACGCCAGTAAGCTGAGCAAACTGTTCCAAATATTTCGGCGTCACGCTGTTGCGCTTGCACCATCCCCATACGGTTTGGCGACAAACTCCAAGCTCCTTAGCCAACTGGCTGTGAACACCGTAGGTGATGCCGTGCTTTTGGCCGTACCGCTCAAGCGCGAGCGACACTGTCGTAGCCTGCTTCATGTCTCCTCCTAAGGTAGTTAAATTACTATTAACACATTATAAAGTAGATTTAGCAATGTTGCTAAACCAAGGGCGTTAAATTTTCATTTACTATGTGAGGTAGAAAAGGAGGCTGTTATGTCAGCTGTAAGCGAACGCATCAAAGCTCTAATCGAGCAGTCGGGGCTTTCGTATCGAAGACTCGCAAAGAAAGTAGGCGTTTCAAACGTCACCGTCCGCAACTGGGCTATCGGCCACAGCGAACCAAACCGAGAAGGGCTGGAAGCGCTTTGCGAGATATTTGGAGTGACACCCGCCTATGTTATGTTTGGCGATGCCAACTCACCCGTCCAAACTCTGGTTGAGGACGGCATTGTTTCTATCCCGCACGTCAATGCTGAGGTTTCCTGTGGCCACGGCTTTCTGAATACCGATGAACTGGAACTCATCCGTTTTGTGCGAGTCTCTCAGGGATTCATCCGCAGGTACTGCCCATCTGCCAACGTTCGTTCTCTTCAGATAATGGCGGCGTTCGGGGATTCAATGGAGCCAACTCTCCACGAAGGAGACGCTGTCATTGTTGACATCTCAGAAAAGAAGATCGTTAGAGATGGCATGTATGTCGTCCGTATCGGCGAAGGCTTGTTCGTCAAGCGCGTACAAGTAACCCCAGAAGGCTTGCGCCTTCTTTCCGACAACAAGTTTTACGAGCCCATCAACACAACACCAGAAAGCATTGAAGTAATCGGCCGCGCTTACGTCGGTCTTTGCATCAAGCGGTTGTAATACTCCATACCTCCCACACAAAAGGTCGAGCTGCACGCTCGGCCTTTTTTTTGCGCCTTTTTTTTGCGTCTGTTTGATCTCTGTTAACAAAACTTGAACTGGCCGCAAAACGCATGCTAAACGAAAACTAGCACTCTATGCTCAACTGTGTTAATATCCATTTAACGGGTTAGCTAAACCACCTTTAGCGCCTGCTACCCAAGCCGCAAGGCTTGGCGTCGATGGGAAGGGCATCGAATCTCGGCACTTAGCTGTGTCGGGGACCGCCTGAGAAGCGGCTGTAGCTTTGGCTAGAAGGGTCTAGCGACGCGCAGTACAGCTCAGAACGGTAGTCGCAAAGGTCGCGTATGAAAAGTACACGGATGTCGGTAAAGCGTCGGGATGGGATCCACCTGCAAGCGACACATCGCTACACCCAAGTAGATCGATCAGGATCAGTCTTCGGACAGAGGGCATGTTAGCCCCGAGCGGCCTGAGCGCAGACGATGCGCAGCCGCGACCTGCTCGAAAGCCGATCTAAGCGCCTTTCCGCAGAGAGGGCTTAGGTGGGTTTTCGAAAGAAAAAATCACGAAAGGTTTACTGAAAGCCCCCAAAAAGGTAAGATTTCAACACCAAACACATGATCTAGGAGAACGTCATGGCTGTATTCCAACTCACACCTACGGAGGATGCAGAACGCTTAGCAAGCGTCGTTGAGACATCCTTTGAGGAAAAGGACAGATACATCCTCCCCGGTAAGCAAGCTTGTTTCGTTAGGTTCAACGGCACGACCGCCGAACTGGCAACCCATCTTGACTTGATTGGTGAACGAAGCAAAGAAAATCGCCCGTGCCCTGCGGTTATTACCGAAGTTGGCATCTACGGTGGTTACGCACCAACCGCACTTTGGGAGTGGCTAAAGACCCGAATCGGAGGCTGATATGGAAAACACCACACCTCCGCCCAATGCCCCATCTGTTTACAGCCCATACTTCAGTAGTGAGAAAGAACTGCTGAAGGACGTAGCTAAAGCAGAAACGCGCATCGACAACCACGACAAGGAGATTGAAGCGCTAAAGAAAAAATGTGGGCAACTCGGAGATGAAATCAGCAAACTCAAAGAGTGGAGAGCCTACATGATGGGCGGCATCGCGGTTTGTATGTTCGTTGGACCGCTTGTCCTTAAGTGGATGAAAATCCTCTAAAAGTGAAGCTATTCCAGCAACTAGCCACAAGGCTTGCCTGGCTCTAAGTCCAGTCTCGTAACTGAGCTGGCCTCTACAGAACCGAGATTGCAATCGACCGTAGCGACATTTCAGCCCCGTCGGTGAAAACCTTCGGGGCTTTGCTTTTTCTAGCCCTCGGCTCGCGCCGGGGGCTTTTTTTGTTGTCTGAACATCATGCAAAAAATCAAAGACTTTGAGACCTTCGCCGCTGGGTACTTCCTCGGCCTCGGCATCAAGAATCCGACCGCCGAAGACATCTGCCGGCTCAGCGTTGATTGCAGAGCGTTCGCCGCTGCGCTCAGCTTCTACATGTTCACAGACCCCTATGTACTGTCGAAAGTGCGCACGCCTGACAAGTACGAGGCGGTCGCGAAGAACATCCGGGGCTTCATAGAGGCACTTCCGTAACGACTTCGAGGGCAACGGCATGACGCAGATATGTGCCGATCTGGCGGCTCACTAGGCCAGATCCCAAAGCCGGGGCATCTGCAGATGAGAGGTTTTGCGTTCACCCCGGCTCCCTCACCCACCACAAACCCAAAAGACATTCACGCGCCCTTGCCCGTGCCATCACGAGCCGGCAGTTCTTCCGAGCGAGGGCGTCTGAATGTCTTTTCTTTTTTCGGAGGCGTCATGAAGCGCGTCATTTCTTATCTCGAAGAGCTTGCCCGCCGCACTTACTTCGGCACGGACGGCACTGAGGCCCACCGCGCCGGATTCGTCGGGTCCCTCATCGAGGGCCTTGAAGGCCTTCTCGGGTTCTTCGGCCTGGTGATCTTGCCGGCCATGGCTGCGGCCACCCTCTATCACTGGATTTTTGACTAGGAGACAAAAATGGCTTGGAACTACCCCGATGGATGCGGACCCGACGACTATGAACGCTGGTGCGGCCCCGACCCTGACGAAGAAGACGAGGATGAGGACGAAGAAAGTTACGACGAAGATGACGAAGGCGAGGTGCTCGAATGAGCTTCTCAGACCCGGTTCGAATCATCGACCACATCCCCCAGAATTTCGACATGAAACGAATTACTCGAAAGCGACCGCTACAGCAGCGCAAGCTCGCAAAGGCTCAGTCGGCGAAAGCTGCTGAGCCTTCTTCTTTTGAACCGCCTTGCGAACAAGTCTCGGCCATTGGGAAGGCAGTCGCCTTCATCGGTTCGTTGGCAATCGTGTTCGCGGCATTGATAACGGGAGGCTGGGAACGATGAAAACCATCAAAGACATCGCAATTGATCTCAACAGCACCGGCGCAATACCGAACATGGCCGACGCCAGAACGTACATGAAGGAGAACTTCCCAAGCGCCGTACTGACGTACTTCTCGGACAACCGCTCAGACAACTGCCTTCTCCGCGTTCTACCCAAGCAGCTCGAGGCATACGACTTTCACCGGTCCTTCCAAATCTCGATCGAGATTCACTCGTGTAGCTTGCGAACGATCGAGCATGCGGCATGGCTCATCTACCACGACTGGCTTGAGATCGCACAGATCAAGAAGCCTGACGACGACTTTACAAACGACGTTCCGTTCTAAGGAGAACATCGAATGACAGCAATCAGCACCGCGGCCATGAGCCGCACCGAATGGCTCAAAGAGCGAACCAAAGGCATCGGCGGCTCCGACGTCGCAACGGTCCTCGGCCTCAATCCCTACAAGACGCCGCTCGAACTCTGGGAAGAGAAGACGGGCAAGACGGCCGGCAAGGAAGCAGGTCAGGCTGCTTACTGGGGAACGGTCCTTGAAGACGTCGTTGCAAAGGAGTTCAGCCAACGCACCGGCATGAAAATCCAGAAGGTCAACTTCATGCTCTCCAAGGGTGAAGACGACTGGATGCGCGGCAACATCGACCGAGCAATCATCAACCCAGACATCGCGGGCCGCGTTTCCGTTCTCAAGCCGGAGAAAGCAGCCGAAGCCGGACGCCTTCTCTCTACGAACATCGGCCTCGAATGCAAGACCGCAAATAGCTTCATGGTTGACCAGTGGGGCGACTCTCAGGAAGCCGAAATCGTCGCAGGCAAGGTGGTGACGGATCACAAGATACCGCTGTACTACGAGACTCAGATCCAGTGGTACATGGCAGTGACTGGCATCGAGACCTTCTACGTCGCAGTGCTCATCGGAGGTCAGGACTTTCGCATGTATGAAGTCAAGCGTGACGAGGACGTCATCGACGCCATCGTCTCCAAGTGCAGAGACTTCTGGGAAAACCACGTGCTCAAGGACATCCCGCCGGCACCGGTAAACGTCGATGACATCAAGAAGATGTACTCGCGCGACAACGGCGAGATGGCCGAAGCCACGAACGAGCAGGCTATCGACATTGGCGAACTCCGAAACCTGAAGGAGCAGATCAAGGCGCTCAAGGAGCAGGAAGAAGCCGTCGCCTCGCGCCTGATCATGGCCATCGGTGAGAAGACGGGCCTCACGCTCGGCGGCAAAAAAGCCGTCACCTACAAGGCCATGAGCACCACGCGCTTCAGCTCTACAGACTTCAAGAAGTCCCACCCCGACCTGTATCAGGCCTTCGCAAAAACCACCAGCACCCGCGTCCTCCGACTCGCTTAACCCATAAGGAACAAACACTATGTCTACTACCGACACTCTCAAACAGCAGATCGCTCCCGCCGCCACTCAGCAGCCTGCCGCCGTAGCCGAACGACAGAACCGCCCGGCAACGCTCATCGACGTCGTCCGCTCTACGGGCTTCCAGAAGCAGATGTCTCTCGCAATGCCGAAGAGCATGACGCCCGATCGTCTGACCCGCATCGTCATGACCGAATGCCGCAAGACCCCGGCGCTCCTCAAGTGTGCCCCTGAAAGCTTCTACGGTGCAGTCCTCCAGTGCGCGGCCCTCGGCCTCGAACCGGGCTCCGCTCTCGGGCATTGCTACCTGCTGCCCTTCGGCAACGGCAAGGACCGCTCCGGCCGCCCGAACGCACAGCTCATCATCGGCTATCGCGGCATGATCGACCTCGCCCGCCGCTCCGGGCAGATCATCAGCTTGCAGGCTTGGACGGTGCACGCACAGGACACTTTCAACTACCAGCTCGGCCTCGATCCCGACATTCAGCATGTGCCAGCATCGACCGCAGACCGAGGTCCTGTCACTCATGTCTACGCAGTCGCCAAGCTCAAGGGAGGCGGCATCCAGTTCGAAGTGATGAGCCGCGCAGAGATCGAGAAAGTGCGCTCCACGTCAAAGGCCGGCAACTCCGGCCCGTGGGCAAGTCACTGGGATGAAATGGCAAAGAAGACCGTCATCCGCCGCCTCTTCAAATATCTGCCGGTCAGCATCGAGGCCGTCCGCGCAGTCGAGATCGACGAGAAGACCGACCGTGGCGAAGCTACTACCGACCAGGACTTCCTCGATGCCGAGTTCATCGAAAAGGGTGACTTCAACGACGCGCCGCAGATCGAAGCGGCCCCCGAAGAACCCGCTGAATAACTACTAAAAATTCCCCGACAGAGAGGCCGGATCATCTATCACCGGCGCTTCCCCTCTCTGTTGGGGAACCCTTTTTTCTGTGAGTGAACAAATGAAATACAGGCTGAAAGACCGTGAGCTACAGAAGAAGCTCGACAAGATCAGTGACGGAGATTTCTCCGCTCGGCTGCACAAGGAGCGCGAGCTCATCAAAGACAGTTTCAAAAAAGAACCGCGGCTGCACGTTCTCTGGTTCGGGGAGGGCTCGCAGTTCTCCGCCGCGCTGTACGCCGACATGCTCGAAGAAGTGCGCGAGTACGACCCGCGTGCTTGGAACGACTACTCAAAGGTGAACCCGCCGGAGGGTGTGCTCATGCGTGTGGAGTGTCACGATGGTAGTAAGGCATGCGCTCAATTACGTTTTTTTGAGCGTGAGGGCTTTTGTAGGCCTGAGGGCCTATGGTGCGATATCGACGGAACGCCTTGGCCGATTGCAGATAGCGACGCCGTCGTGCGCTTCCGCCCGTGGGACGATCCGGATGGCGAGGAGGACGAGGAATGACAGAAACCGAAATTGTCGTGCAAGACATCCGCCGAGAACTCCGGTGGTCTTATCGCGATCAATCGACCTCAAATCTCCGCGCACTCGCAAACCGACTCATCGATCACCAGGACACGGCCAGCATCGCAGACGCAGTAAAGAAGTACACGGCAGTGCTCTCCGCCGCGAGGCAGAGCGCAAACCCTGCCGCCCTTGACCGCGTGAAGCTCTCCGCGTACATGCTCACGCACGCACTGCGCGACTGGGAGGCGGCGCGATGAAAGCCATGTCAACACTCGAGAGCGTTCGACTCTACCTCTCCGCTTTGTGGCACACGATCAACTGGCCGCAGACGTGGATAGGTCGAGTTGCCATTGCATAATCTCTGCAATCTGCGACGGTAGAAACCGAGGTAGCATTCGTTACAATAGGGGATCAAGGAGACCCACAATGTTGTTTTTTATGGGCTTCCGCCATCTTTTGGGTTCAATATGGCAACAGAACAACTTACAGTCCCGTCAAAAAAAGCAGTTCGTCGAGCAGGTGAAGCGCTCCGGACACCAAGCGTATCTAACGCCGACTTTGAAGCGGCGCTTCAAGTTTTATCGGACTGGCGATCTCTGTACTACAGACCGATCAATACAATCCAAGTCTTGCTTCGAAAAAAAATCAAGGCACTTTGCATCAAAGGTTCAATTGTTGCGCAGCGCCTTAAGCGCACCCCGTCCATCATCGCAAAGTTAAAGCGCTTTCCCGACATGCAGCTTGACCGAATGCAGGACATCGGAGGCATCCGTGCTGTCGTAAACTCTGTCGACGAAGTTCGACGGGTTCACGAATCTCTTATCAAGGGTCGCCACCAGCACTGTCCTGTGCTTCCTCCTAAGGACTACATTTCTAATCCTAAGGACGATGGATATCGTGGCATTCATCAGGTCTTCAAATACGACACGCCTCAACACAAAGAACTGAAGGGGATGCAAGTCGAGGTTCAAATTCGAACCAAACTTCAGCATTATTGGGCAACCGCCGTTGAAACCCTTGGCGTGATCGAGAAATCCTCGTTCAAAACTGGCTTGGGCGATGAAAAATTCAAACAATTTTTCCGCGTATGTAGTGCGCTGTTTTCCATCCAAGAAAAACAGCCAATAATTGCCTGTCTTAGAGATAAATCTCCACAAGAAATCGTACAAGAATTCGAACTCCTTGAGGCCGAATTGGGCGTATTCGACAAGCTTGCGGCCTTTACCTCTGTCGTCAAAGCTACATCTGGCGTTGAAAACAAAAAGTCAAACGGATACTACTTGCTGATTCTCGACACCGAGAAAAAAGCGACATCGTTCATTCCTTTCGAGCATACGCAATCACAGCTCGCCGAACAAATGTACATGCTCATGGAAGGAAAGGAAAAAAACAACCCAAATATCGACGTTGTTTTGGCTGCCGCTGGCGATATGAAAGATCTACGTACGGCATACCCGAACTACTTTGTGGACACAAAAGCCTTCATCAGCAACCTTAAATCGATTTGCGCCAGCATCAAGCACCAGTACAACTAATTTATTTCTCTACGCCCCAATCATCAAAACGGGCGGTTCTTGTTCAGCCCTCGGCAATTGCCGAGGGCTTTTTTTTTATCTGATCACACATGCCAGTAAGCAAAAAACCCCGCAAAAAAGGACAGCGAGCGAGAGACCTCGCCGTTCGAAAGAAGTTCGTGCGCGGGAAGTTCAAGGACGCGGACGACGCACGTAGAACCATCGCCAGCCTCGAACGCCAGAAAACGCGTCAACGCCGCCGATGTGAACAACTCGGTTGGTTGCTCGGCTTTCAAGAGAAGGACTCTCTGCTCGAGGCATTCACGCTCAGCTTTTTCGCGCTCGAGCGTTGGCCGACGACGACCGATTACTCGGACTTCAACCAGATCAGCAGCACGCTCATGCTCGGCGCGCTCTGTCACAAGTGCCTAGGCGTTGCCGAGCAGGATCTGCTCGAAGACATCCAACACGCCGCCTTCATGACCGTCGTCTGCGCCCGCCTGCGCAATCACGGCCAGACGATCCCGGCCGCGAACCTCGAGCCCGTGAAGCACGGCCTCATCGTCGCGCAGGAGCTCATGGAGTACGCCTACGAGCACGAACGTCAAGCGCTCATCAACGTGCTCAAGCACAACACGCACGAGACGCTAGCCGAGACGCCTGGCTTGCGTGAGGCGCACGAGCGCTTCATTCTCGGCAAGCACTACGAGCAGGTTAGGCAGTGGGAACTCGAGGACAACGCCTTTCTAGGCGAACTTCAGAAGACAGGAAAAATCAAAAACGGAGGAGAAGATGGAAGGGTGGATGAATAAGAAGGAACTGGCAGCCTATATCGGCGTGAAGTCAGTCCGCACAGTTGATCGCTGGATCGGGAAGAACCACCTCCCAAAGGGAAAACAGTTCCCCACCGGACCGCACTGGAAGAAAGACATTGTGGACAAGTGGCTCGACGGCTTCGGTCAATACGAAAAGCAGTGCAATAGACAATTTAAGCACCTTCAGGCGCTACAATAGAAAAAAGCCCCAGACCTCTTTGCAGGTTTGGGGCTTTTTTTATCTCGATGTATGGCGGAATGTATGGCGTTTTTCATCAATCGCCTGAAAACGCCTGCGAGAGTAAGTATACTTGGCGGAAGCGGTGGGATTCGAACCCACGAAGGGTTGCCCCTCGCTGGTTTTCA